GCAGATAGATGCGGAGTAGAAATTATTGAAGTACCAACAGATAAAACAGAAGAGAAATGAAACAAGTACACGACCCTAATAATTTAGCTAACCTAAAATATATAAATAATGGAGAGTTTCATATTGGGCAATGTTACGATACTCACCCAGCAGAGATGATTTATTGTAATAGCTGCGGAGGCTCAGATTTCAAGGTTGGTCAAGGTTCTTGCTTTACCGCTATAAAATGTAAAAAATGCGAATACGAGGTATGTATTCACGATGGATAATCAAAACCTTTAACACCAACGAGAAATGAAACCAGAAACAGCAAATCGAACAGCATTAGAGTGGCTTGAGTACGAGTTTGTGAAACTTGAAAGCACGATTGGAGTACATAGCAGTATGTATCATTTAATTGAAAAAGCCAAGGAGATGGAGAAGGAGCAGATTTTTGAGGCATACGGAAATGGTTACGAAGCTGGATTTACTTCGGAGGATTTTGTTCCAGAACAATACTACAACGAAACCTTTAACACCAACGAGAGGTGAAAGACCAATTTATGCGGATAGCAATGGCTCGCTTACGAGGCGTCTATCCTTTCAAACCACAACGCAGAGCAGTTGCTGCGAAGATGTGGGTAAGGTTTGTTGACAAGAAGTCGGATAACCAACCCCGATGGCAGGACGAGGAAGAGGAACTCAACAAGCGAATGAATATCATTGGGCAGAACGGAAACACCGGAGAGCATTATGAAGAATCACACTAAGGTTTACCTGAAGGCAATGGGATTGTCTGCTTTGGAATTTATCCCTTGCGAAGTCTGCAACAGGCGAGCCGTAGACATTCATCATATTGAACCCCGTGGTATGGGTGGCAGTAAACTTATGGACACTCCAGAGAACTTAATGGCCTTGTGCCGGGAATGTCACCACGAAGCAGACTTTGGTGTTGAGTTGTCAAAAGATTTCCTTAGGTTTGTACACCTAAAAAAGTTAAACGGATGACAACAATCAACTCACTCTCCGGGGGCAAGACCTCCTCTTATATTGCGGTAAACTACCCGGCAGACGTTGAGTTGTTTTCTTTGGTTCGCACTTCCGATGTTGAATGCAAATTCCCTGACGATAAGGTTAGGCAGTTGGTGTCTGACAGGATAGGCCAAGAGTTCATTGGCACGTTAGAGCAAGATGCGATTATATACACAATGCTCGACCTTGAACAATTCTTAGGGCGTGAAATCACTTGGATAACTGGGCCAACATTTGACGAAGTAATAATCCAAGGAGTAAAGAAGAACGGAGAGGAATACAAATACCTTCCTAACGTAATGCAGCGCTTCTGCACCGTAGAGATGAAGGTTAACCCCATCAAGCGTTGGTGCCACGAGAATACCGACTTGCCTGTTGAGATGCGCTTAGGTTTCCGTGCAAACGAAGTATCCCGTGCCGTCAAGATGATAGAGCGCAGGAAGGAAGATGGGCTGGAGTGGGATAAGTTCTCGATTAGTAAGAACGAGAATGGCCGCAACAAATGGAAAGAACTTCCCTACCGACTAACACGGTTCCCGCTTATTGAGGATAAAATCTTTAAGGATAAGATAGAAAGTTTTTGGGTAGGTAAACCCGTTCGGTTTGCTTATATGAATAACTGCGTTGGTTGCTTTCACCGAAACGAAATCTTGCTCAAGCATATGAGCGAAAAGGAGCCAAGTAAATTTAATTGGTTTGCAAAGCAGGAGACGGACAAAGCAAGATTCAAGAAAGAAATATCTTACGAGGCAATTAAACGCCACCGCTTGCAATTTGATTTATTTGATGATGACTTTAACGAATGTGACTCTGGATACTGCGGACTATGATAACACCTGAACAACAAGCAGAATACCTTATCGGAATCTTTATGTTCTCTAATGAGCCGATAAGATGTGCAAAGGTATTTTCCGAAGAGATGTGGAACGAGACGGAAGATATATTTTGGATTGATACAATAAAAGAACTTGACCAATGGTACACATAATCACACCCTGTTCCCGACCGGAGAACCTTTCAACAATTAAACAAACCATCCCAGATGAATGCTCCTGGCTTGTTGTTGTGGACGAGAAAGCAACAGGCGATTTCCCAAATGGAATTACCTACCTACGTCCTAACGTCTCCGGGGACTGGGGACACCCACTACGGAATGTAGGAATGGAGTTTATATTGGCTCTAAAGGCCAAGAGAGGCGATTACATATACTTTCTTGACGATGACAATATAATTCACCCAGATTGGTACGAAGCCGTTAAAAACGAGTTTTACCCAGTTATCACCTGGGGACAAGTATTTAAGAATGGCCACCCAAGATTACACCCAACCAAAGAGCCACGGGTAGGTACAATCGATACCGCCTCGTTTATGGTTCGTTGTGATGCTATTGGAGAAGCAAGATTCGGAACCGAATACGAAGCAGACGGCCTATTCGCTCAAGAAATGGCTAAGTGGAATACCAAGACCCTCGATGCCTATCTTTGTTACTACAACTACCTACGATGAAAGTATTATGTATTGGTGACCCGGACTCCGGGGTGGTGTACCACCGCATCTATAAGCCCTTTACTCTACTCAAGGAGAAAGGGCTTTTGGACTTTCAGATAATCAACTACAAGCAACCCATCCCGGAAGCAGACTGGGAAGGAGTTACCCACGTTATCTTTTCTCGTGCGCTTCCGTTCACCGGGGAATCCTTTGCTAACTTCTTTGCGATTTGCAAAGCAACAGGCAAAAAAGTAATCATCGACAATGACGATTGGTGGCATCTAGCGTTAGACCACCCATCAAAAGCAACATACGACAAAGCAAACTTATCAGGGAGGATAGTAAACTCTATGTACTTTGCAGATGAGGTATGGACAACCCAAAAGTATTTAGCAGATAAAATCAAGAAGGTAAATAGAAACGTATATATTCTCCCAAACGGATTAGACCCCGCAGACCCGCAATGGCAAATTACCCGCCAAGAAGCAGATGAAGTACGATTCGGTTACGTGGCCGGCATATCCCACCTTCCAGACCTTTTGCAAAATAAGATAGACCTTTCACCGTATGAATCGTATGTAGCCGACCTTGGGGGGTACCCCGAAGCCGCTAAAGCAAGATTCGCATTAGAAACAAAATCCCCAGAGGAATACGGACAACTTTACCAAATGTTTGATGTTGCATTGGCTCCGTTATTGCCAAGTGAGTTTAACCGCTGCAAATCAAATCTTAAAATGGTAGAAGCAGGGTTTGCCGGTTGTGCGTTAATTGTAAGTGATGTAGCACCGTACTCGCAACATCTGAATAAAAACAATTGCATAGCAGTAAAGCATAAAGGGGATTGGGCAAGTGCTATCAAGTACCTACATCAGAACCCAAACAAAGCCGGTGACATCGCTTTAACATTACACGAAGAGATGACCACAAACTTCAATATCCACGACTTCAACGACATCCGTTTTGAACGGTTGCAAAAAATGCAACAACTGAAATGAAAAAAGTAAACATTGAAACCGTAGTTCCGAATTCGAGTAACCCACGGATTATTAAGGACGATAAGTTTAAGAAGCTTGTAAAGTCCATTCAGGAGTTCCCTCAGATGCTTGAGCTGCGTCCTATTGTTGTGGATGCAAATATGATTGTCTTGGGTGGTAATATGCGCTTAAAGGCGTGCAAAGCCGCTGGGCTTACAGAGGTCCCGATTGTTATTGCCGATAACCTAACGGAGGAGCAACAAGCGGAGTTCATAATCAAAGACAACGTGGGATTTGGTGAATGGGACTGGGACTTGTTAGCAAACGAATGGGATGCTGCCTCAATTACCGATTGGGGACTTGATATTGGTGGCTTCGATTTAAAGGCAGAAGAATTTAACGAGGAGTTCTCTTTGCCAGATGGGGACAAGTCCCCTTTCCAGCAAATGACCTTCACCCTTGCGGATGAGCAGGCAGAGCAAATAAAGAATGCAATCGCAGATATTAAAGCAACAGACGATTACAAATACTGCGAAACCTTCGGAAATGAGAATAGCAATGGTAATGCACTCTACTTAATTATTATGCAATGGGCAGAGCAAAGGAAATAATCGTTAAGGTAATACCCTCCAAGATTGCCAACGAGTTTGTAAAGAAGCATCACTACTCTGGTAAAGTAGTTCCAAACAGCACCCTACACTTTGGAGCGTTTCTTGATGAAAAGTTACACGGAGTATTAAGCTATGGAACTCCGATGGATAAAAGAAGGGTAATGCCTTTAGTTACGCCTTCCCTATGGAATGAGATGCTTGAGCTTAACCGTATGGCCTTTGATGACTACTTACCTAAGTATTCTGAAAGCCGATGTATAGCAATCAGCATCCGACTTCTAAAAAAGAATGCTCCGCATATTAAATGGATACTATCTTATTCGGATGGTACTCAATGCGGAGATGGCACAATATACCGTGCAAGTGGATTTGCTCTTACTGGAATAAAAGAGAATAAAACTATATTAAATTGGAATGGCAGGATAATAGCTGACAAAACCTTAAATAATTCAAACTACAAGAAACTTGGCTTTAGTGCATCTGCTGCAAAGAAGGATGGCGCAACACCTCTAAATGGTTATCAGTTAAGATATATCTACTTAATTGACAAGGCCTGCAAAATAAATTCACCAATTATACCATTTAGCAAAATAGATGAGTTGGGCGCAGGTATGTATAAGGGGCAAAAAATAACCCTCCAAGAGAGGAGGGCTACTTTGAGCGAGGAGGTCGATTCGAACGCCACTTCTTAATTGGAGTATTAAGCGTGCAACCATTACACTTTCCTCGCAGGTGAAACAAATATAAAACAAAGATATGTTATGGACAAAACTGAACAGCATAAAAAGGCAATGCTCGATGCATTGGAAAAATCCCTCGGAGTTGTAACCTCGGCTTGCAAGACGGTAGGCATTGGGAGAACTACGCATTACCTTTGGATGGATAGCGACCCTGAATACAAAGCAGCAGTCGATTCATTATCAGACGTTGCCCTTGACTTTGCGGAAAGCCAGTTGCACAAACAAATTAAAGATGGCAATTCAACCGCTACTATTTTCTTTCTTAAAACCAAAGGAAAGAAACGGGGTTATGTAGAACGGCAGGAGTTGGACGTATCTACAGGCAAGATGTTCCAAATAGAAGTTCTTGGCAACGATACAGACCAATAAGGTATTTAACCACCTAATCAAAAGCGATAAGCGTATTATCGTTGAGCAAGGCGGTACACGGAGTGGGAAAACTTACAATATCCTGCTCTGGCTTATTTTCTATTACACCGAACGCAATACAGCCAAGACCATAACCATTTGCCGTAAGTCATTCCCTTCCCTTCGAGCATCGGTTATGCGGGACTTCTTCGATATCTTACGTGCCCACGACCTGTACCGGGAGGACTACCATAACAAGTCCAGTCACGAGTACCACTTGAACGGTAACCTTGTTGAGTTTATTTCCCTTGACCAACCGCAGAAGATTCGGGGACGTAAACGGAACCTGCTTTACATTAACGAGGCAAACGAATTGTTTTACGAAGATTGGCAGCAGCTTATCTTTCGTACCGATGGGCGTATTATTCTTGACTACAACCCTTCCGAATCTTTCCATTGGATTTACGATAGGGTAATACCCCGTGAGGATTGCGACTTTTACCAAACCACCTACCGGGATAACCCGTTCTTAGACCAACAGATTAAGAAAGAAATCGAACGGTTAAAAGAAACAGACGAAGACTATTGGCGTATCTACGGCCTTGGTGAACGTGGTATGAGTCGTGCCACAATCTTTCAATTCGGAACATCTGAAATCCCACAAGAAGCAAAACTTATTAGTTATGGACTTGACTTTGGTTACACCAACGACCCCAGCGCACTTGTGGCAGTCTACACACACGGGGATAACCTTTACCTGGATGAGTTGCTCTACCGTACCGGGATGACCAACCGTGACCTCCACCACCACCTGCAATCGTTAGGCCTTGACCGCAGGGATGAAATCTTTGCGGATAGTGCCGAACCTAAATCCATTGAAGAGCTGCACCGATTCGGTTGGAACATTAAACCAACTGCCAAAGGGCAGGATTCGATTAACGCAGGTATTGATATCCTGAAGCGGCACAAGATATTTGCTACCCCACGGAGCAACAATCTAATCAAAGAACTTCAGAACTACAAATGGACGGAGGACAAGAACGGCAACTTGCTTAATAAACCTATTAGCGTGATGGACCACGCATTGGATGCGAGCAGGTATGCCGTCTATAATAAACTTTCTAAACCAAACTACGGTAGGTATTCTATCCGTTGAGTTATTTATCTATGGAACTTAAATTAGTAGTACCAACCTCGCTTGATGAAATCACGCTAGACCAATACCAGCGATTTGCTCGTATTGAGGGAGAAGGTGAGTTCAAGCAAATGAAGATGCTCGAAATCTTCTGCAATGTTCCATTCTCCGACCTGCCGAACGTCCGCCTGGTGGATGCCGTCAACGTCCTAAACACATTGGCTAAGACCCTATCCGAAAAGCCAGGTCTTACAAAGTTTATTGAATTGAACGGAACCAAGTACGGATTTATCCCTGCCTTAAATGAAATCTCGTTAGGTGAGTTCGTTGACTTGGATAGTTACATTTCAGATTGGGCAACAATGCATAAGGCAATGTCCGTATTGTACCGCCCAGTAACCAAAGAGAAAGGGGAACGCTACGATATTGAAGCGTACACGGCAACAGACGAGCGAGACGATATAATGAAAGAGATGCCCGCTTCGGTAGTGCTTGGAGCGCTGGTTTTTTTTTATCGTTTAGGGAACGTATTAGCAACACATACGTTGCGCTCTTTGGCCAAACAGCAGACAACCCCTACACCAGGGAAGCTCAATTCGGACAAAAGTGGGGATGGTATCAATCCATCTATGCACTTGCTTCTGGAGATGTCCTCAAATTTGGAGACGTTACTAAACTTCCCGTCCACCAAGCTCTAACATATTTGACGTTTGAAAAAGAAAAGAATGATATTGAATTAGCAATGATGAAAAGATGAGAAGTTTTTATTTAGCCACCCAAAAGATTAACGAATATCTATCCTCACATCCCTTGGTTAAGGTGGTGACCTTTGGCGATATATTTGATGTTGACCTGAACAAGCAGACCATATTCCCGTTGGCGCACATTATGGTTAACCAAGCAACATTCGCAGACCACGTAATACGATTTAACGTGTCGGTGCTATGTATGGATATCGTAGACGAAACAAAGCAGGATATCCGCAATCAGAATGAGCCGTTCTTTGGCGTGGACAATCAACAGGATATTTTGAATACGACTCTTGCTATTCTAAATGGATTGCAATCGCAGTTGCGTAGAGGCACGTTGTACACGGACAAATTTGAGATTGAAGGTGACATTATATGCGAGCCGTTTACGGAGCGATTTGAGAACCTACTTACCGGGTGGAACCTGACCTTTGATATGATTGTTCCCAATACCGAAATCTCTATCTGCTAATGCCACGCAAGGAACTTGTCCAAGCTGCATTAGAGCGATTTGCAAAGCGTGTAATTCAACAGGCGAGGCAGAACCTTACCAAGAAGAAAAAGAACAGTACAAAGGAGCTGTACAATTCTCTTGACTACGATTTGTCGGTTGGCCCAAACTCGTTCTCGCTTACGTTCTCAATGGAGGATTATGGCGAGTACCAGGACAAGGGCGTTAGTGGCGTAAAGCGCAAGTTCAACACCCCATACAAGTACACGAATAAGATGCCACCACCCAAGGCATTTGCTCAATGGGTAGTTCGTAAAGGTCTGGAGGGAGTACGGGATAAGAACGGACGTTTTGTACCACGCAAGAGTCTGCAATGGGCAATAGCAAAGTCGGTATACAACAACGGTATCAAACCGAGTTACTTTTTTAGTTCCCCATTCAAAATGAACTTTGCCAAACTACCGCCTGATATTGTGAAGGCATTTGAATTAACCCCGGAAGACTTCCAAGCATTTACACGTAAATAATGGCTATACCTGTTGCAACATTCCCGACCACGCCACAAATGGCAAGGTCACCTATTTTTATCACGTTGACCAAAGGTGCCGGAGGTACTGATGGCCTGATTAACGCTACGCTGACCCTGCGAATCTTTACAGGTGACCGGACAACAAGCCCAGCGATTGACTACACCTTGTTCAAGGATTCAATTAGCGATGCGCCTATTACGTTTGAAATCAGCGAGTTAATCCGTGAAAAGATTGCTTCGGTACTAAAAACTAGTACCACCAACACATACGAATTGTCTACGACCGAAGGCGTTTGGTGTAAGTTCTCGTTATCCTCAGAATACGTAAACGCAGGTACACCGGGTTCAGGTGTAATTCAAAGCAATCAATCGTTTCTTGTTACGGATGGATGGTTAACGTACCAAGAAGTATCAGGTGGAACAATCACAAGCGGACGGATGGTAACACCCCGCAGATTGTACGTTACGGACACGAGTTACGCCCTGCCTATTTACCTGCCGTCTCGGATGTATTTCTTTTACAGGAATGTTGGTGGCAGTTGGCAGGGTGTCGCTAACTACACCCCTGGAAATAATAGCAACACCAGAATCGTATATATCCCTTACGACAAGATTAATGCTCAGGCGTTCTTGGTTGCTGCTAGTTCTGCCGTAGTGCTAAATGATACGTTCGAGGTTGGATTTGGAACGGATGCTGTAACGCCACAATTCACCTACACGGTGGAATCAGTTTGCGAACCTAAGTACACCCCGGTACGTGTATCGTTCATCAACAAGTTTGGTGTCGTTGATTACCTGACTTGCTTCAAGGTATCTACTCGCTCAGGGTCATTCACGGCAGAGCAGTATATGCCACAAATCAACATATCAGCAACAACACCTCAGTCGCTTACGCAGACAATGCAGAAGCGTAGGTTTGACGTAAATAGTACAGAGGTAATTACATTGAACACGGGTTGGGTACAGGAGAACTACGATGACGTTATCCGTGAGCTGCTGATGAGCGAGAAGGTATCCATCAATTACGAAGGCGTGGAGTTCACGGTTAACCCGCAAGATTCGGGAGTAGATTACCAAAAGGAAATCAATCAGAAAATGATTAACTACAC